GCGTAGAATTCCCACACAAACAGGCGGTGGTTCCAACATGATGGACGCCACATACAATCCCTTGGCGCAAATGGAAGACTACTTCTTTCCAGTCACCGCCGACCAGCGAGGATCAAGTGTTACTACGCTGCAAGGCGCTGCCAACCTAGGCGAAATCACAGACTTGCGCTACTTTACTAACAAATTGTTCCGTGGTCTGCGTATTCCCAGCAGCTACTTGCCGGTGGCAGTAGAAGACAGCACACAAAGCTACAACGATGGCCGAGTTGGAACCGCCTTGATTCAAGAATGGCGTTTTAATCAGTACTGCCAGCGGCTGCAAAACGCTGTAATTGAAACTCTAGATCAAGAGTTCAAACTGTTCATGCGTTGGCGTGGGATCAACATTGACAGTCAGTTGTTTGAGTTGATATTTGAGCCACCACAAAACTTTGCACAATATCGTCAAGCCGATGTAGATGCAGCCAGAATTGGAACATTCACATCCCTAGAAGCTTATCCTTACTTTAGCAAACGATTCTTGATGAAGCGTTACCTGGGCATGAGCGAACAAGAAATGAGTGAAAATGAAACTATGTGGGCCGAAGAACAGGGCGATGTGGACATAGCTCCGGCAGAAGATCCTAACTTGAGAAGTGTAGGAATAAGCCCAGGTGGTATAGCCAGCGACTTGGAGAATGTAGCACCACCTGCAGAAGCACCACCCGAAGGCGAAGCAGGAGCAGCAGCACCACCAATGGGCGGAGGCCCGGTTGGAGCACCCACGCAAGTAGCACCGGCTGGCGCCACAATTTAACAGGTTTGGTTAAATACGAGTATGATTGTAACCGAATTATTTGCACCAGCCAAGCCAGGATATGAGAGTCCTAGTCAGGACAATACGCCTCTTAAACTGAGTGATCTACGCAAAACTAGACTTACTTTAGCCGACCTTAGTCGCTTGAGAATGGCCAACGATGTGCGTAAAGTCGAGCACGAAAACAAGTTGGAAAAAGTGGCCAAACAGTACAAACCGCCCGCAGCCATGCCTGGACCGGTGTAGTCCGCCTAAATCCTTCAAAAAAACACCATTTAACCCCATTATCTGGGTATTTTAGTAAATAAAATACAGCCATATTATTATAAGGAGTTCCTAATGAACAAATATGAACAGCTAATTGAACACATTATCAACGACGAGGAAGATAAAGCTCGTGCGTTGTTTCACCAAATCGTGGTTGAAAAATCACGTGACATTTACGAAAGCCTGATGGACGAAGAGTATGCTGAAGAAGGCATGGGTGGTAGTAAAGTTGAAAAATACATAGATGAAATCACCATGGACGAAACTGACGGCATCGGCGAAGGCGAAGATGACGACATGGACATGGGCGACATGGGCGACGACGATTCAATGGACGACATGGGCGACGATGAAGGCGATCTAGAGCAAAAAGTTATGGATCTAGAGAGCGAGCTAGAAGCTCTGAAGGCTGAATTTGAACAGCTAATGGGCGACGAAGAAGGCGACATGGACGATATGGACATGGATGCCATGGACATGGATGACATGGACAGTGAAGAAGACGAAGAAGATGAAGACAACTTCGCAATGATGGAAGCTGAAAAAGAAGAAGACGACGAAAAAGACGACGAAAAAGACGAAATGGAAGAATCCGTTTACGAATCAAGACAGCGTCGTCCACTACAAAAGACCGCAGTAGATCTAATGCGTGAATATGTAGAAAAAATCAGCTCACCTAGCAACACTGAAGGTCAGCCAGCTGGTACCAGTGCAGGTGGTGATCACGCAAGTGTTAACACACAAAGCACAGTGGCCGGCAAGAACGACATGGGTGGCACAGCTAAGAACTTGGCTCAAGGTGCAAGCGAAAGCGCACCAGACGGCACAAGTGCTCCAAAGAAAGGCACAACCAAAGACCTACCAGGTGCCGGTAAGTTTGAAAATGTACCAGGAGCAAAAGCAGGCAGTACTTTCTCCAAGAAAGAGAAAGCAAAAACAGGTGAAGAAGGCGGCATTAACAAGCACAGCATCGAACCTGGTGGTAACTAATTAGGGCAATAATATGGCTTTGTACCTAAGAGAGCATCTTACATTTGACCGGGCGCAGATTAAAGTCCTTGAAGAGGATTCTGCGTCTGGGCCAGATGGCAAGAAGAATCTTTACATGGAAGGCATTTTCATTCAAGGCGATGTAATGAATGAAAACAAACGTGTATATCCTATGACAGAAATTAAAAAGGCCGTAGAACAAATTAATGAAACTATCCAGGCAGGTAGAAGCGTCCTTGGTGAAGTTGATCACCCTGATGACCTAAAGATTAATTTGGATCGTGTGTCACATATGATTACAGGTATGTGGATGGACGGTCCTTGTGGATTTGGCAAACTTAAAATTCTACCAACACCAATGGGTGAACTTGTTAAAGCAATGATCACCAGTGGTGTAAAGTTGGGTGTAAGCAGTCGCGGATCCGGAGAAGTAGCAGACAACGGTCGTGTAAGTGGTTTTGATATTATTACCGTTGACATTGTAGCACAACCTAGTGCCCCAAATGCATATCCAAAAGCAATCTATGAGGGCTTGATGAATATGCGCTATGGACACCGAGTGTTAGATGTGGCTCGTGATGCCACACAAGATCAAAGAGTACAGAAGTACCTGAAAGAAGGCATTACACGCCTTATCAAAGACCTTAAGTTAAAATAGGAGAAACCTGATGTTATTAGATGCTATCAAACCATTGGTAGACAGCGGCATCATAAACGAAGATACGCAACAAGCGATCAACGAAGCATGGGAAACCAAACTAGTTGAAGCTCGTGAGTCAGTACGTGCAGAACTTCGTGAAGAATTCGCTCAAAGATACCAACATGACAAACAAGTTATGGTTGAAGCTCTAGACAAAATGGTAACTGAATCTCTACAAAACGAACTCGAAGAGTTCGCAGCAGAGAAACAAGCTCTAGCAGAAGATCGTGCGAAGTTTAAAGTTCACATGATGGAAAGCAGCACCCGGTTCAATGATTTCATGGTTGGTAAACTGGCCGAAGAAATTAGAGAACTACGTGAAGATCGCAAGCAATATGAGAATAGTGTAAGTAAACTAGAATCATTTGTGATCAAGGCACTAGCAGAAGAAATTCAAGAGTTTGAGCAAGACAAGCAGGCAGTGGTTGAGACAAAAGTTCGTCTAATTGCTGGTGCTAAAGAAAAGCTTGCCGAACTACAACAGAGTTTCATTGCTAGATCTGCAGAACTAGTTAAGGAATCTGTTACCAAGAAACTAGAGTCGGAAATGACTCAACTCAAAGAAGATATCCACATGGCTCGCGAGAACATGTTTGGTCGTCAAATCTTTGAAGCTTTTGCAAGTGAATTTGCAGTTACTCACCTAAATGAGAACAAAGAAATTCGCAAGCTACAAGCTGTCATTGCTACCAAAGAGCAAGCCTTAGCGGAAGCTAAACAAGTTGCTGAACAGGCTGCAATGATTGTTGAATCAAAAGACAAAGAGATCAAAGTTATTAAAGAATCAACAGAACGCAAGGAAATTTTTGCCAATCTATTGAAACCTTTAAACAAGGAGAAAGCCGCAGTAATGAGCGAACTTCTTGAGAGTGTGCAAACTGCTAAGTTGCAAGGCGCATACGAAAAGTATCTACCAGCAGTACTTAACAACAAAGCCTTACAAACAGCAAAGCCAAAAACAATGCTGGCAGAAGGTCGTGTAGAAGTAACTGGTGATAAATCTGCTACAACACCTGCAATCGAAGAAAACATTCACAACGTTTTTGAGATCAAGCGTTTGGCAGGGCTAAAGTAAACCCTAAATAGGAGAAAAGGAAATAAAATGACACAAGCATTACTAGAAAGCCGTTGGGGCGAAACTAAAGACGCTCTGTTAGAAGGCTTAAACGGTTCCAAGAGAACCACAATGGGTGTAGTTTTGGAAAACACTCGCAAGCACTTGATGGAAGCAGCTACAGCTGGTGCTACAGCCGCTTCAAACGTTGCAACACTGAACCGAGTCATTCTACCAGTGATTCGTCGTGTTATGCCAACAGTTATTGCAAACGAAATCGTTGGTGTTCAGCCAATGACTGGACCTGTTGCACAGATCCACACTCTACGTGTTCGTTATGCAGACAACACCACTGACACAGCTAGCCCATACGCTACTGGTACCACAGCTGGTGATGAAGCACTAAGCCCATTCAAGATTGCTGTTGCTTATTCTGGTTTAACTCCAGGTGGTACAGCTACAACTGGTAAGGCAGCTACTACTAGTACACTAGAAGGCGTACCTGGTAACAGAATCAACGTACAAATCTTGAAGCAAGTTGTAGAAGCCAAGACTCGTAAGTTGTCAGCTCGCTGGACTTTTGAAGCTGCACAAGATGCACAAGCCATGCACGGCCTGGACATCGAAGCAGAAATCATGGCAGCTCTTGCACAAGAAATCACAGTTGAAATTGACCAAGAGATCCTAGGTTCACTACGTAGCTTGGCAGCAACTGAGTTTACATTTGACCAAGCAACTGTTAGTGGTACTGCTACTTTCGTTGGTGACGAACACGCTGCACTAGCTGTTCTAATCAATCGTACAGCAAACCTAATCGCTAGTCGTACACGTCGTGGCGCTGGTAACTGGGCAGTTGTAAGTCCAGCAGCCTTAACTGTGTTACAGAGCGCAACAACCTCAGCATTTGCTCGTACAACAGAAGGTACCTTTGAAGCTCCTACCAACACCAAGTTTGTTGGTACTCTAAACGGCGCAATGCGTATCTATGTTGACAGCTATGCTAGCGATAGCCAAGCAGTTCTAGTTGGTTATAAGGGTTCAAGCGAGGCTGATGCAGCCGCGTTCTACTGCCCATATATTCCTCTAATGAGCTCTGGCGTTGTTCTAGATCCAAGCACATTCGAACCAGTCGTTGGCTTTATGACTCGTTACGGTTATGTTGAGTTAACAAACAC